CTCACCACCCGCCCGAAGGGGGCCACCCGATGACCACCACCGTCTACGTTGCTATGCGCGCCGGCCAGCCCACCGGCACCGCGCTCACCCCCGAAGCCGCCCAGCGGGAGGCCCTCCGCGCCGAGAAGCAGCGGCCCGGAGCCACCGCCTACGACTACCTCTGGCTGCCGCAGAAGACCGGCGAGTGGAGCCTCACGCGGAAGCCGAAGGGCCGCCGCGCTGTCCCCGCTGAGAAGACGGTCCGCACAGTGATCGCGGTCGCGTTCACCCCGGACGAGAAGACCGTCCCGGTCAACGGGCCGTTCCCGATCCGGGTCGGTGCGACCCCTTCGGGCGCCGAACTCGACATCAGTTCCTTCCTGTTCAAGGGCGTGTTCGCCGAGCTGATCGCGAAGGCCGACGAGGACCCGCAGGGCCTGGTCGAGGAACTCGCAGGCATGGCGGACATGCTGCGGTCGGCACTGCACGCAGGCCCGGACTCGCATGCCCGGCACGCGTTCGACGAGGGCATGCAGCAACTGCTGAAGGAGTACGCGGACGAGGGCGTGGTCCCGGTGTACGGGCCGGCTGTTGGCCGTCTGGCGGAGCGGCTGGCACAGATCGCGGCCCCCCGCCCGGTACCCGGCCAGCGTGAGGCAGGTGCCGCATGAGTGCCCGCGCCCGGCTGGAGCGGATCTGCGGGCCGCAGACACCGCCTGAGCTGATCACCGAACTCGACACCTACCGCAACGAGGTGCTCGCCGAGAACGGCGACGCTGCCGCAGAGCGTGACTGCCTCGCCATGGCCGTGCAGTTCGCACTCCAGTGGAAGGACAGCGCGACGCTCGAGCTCCGGGAGGGGATCGAGGAGATCCTCGCGACGATGCCCGCCGCCAAGGAGGGGAGCCGCGACGAGGCCGAGCCCGCTCCCGAACTGACCATCTACCGGGCTTCGCACGACGCGATCGTCATGGGCCACTACACGATCCGCGAGGCCGCGCGCGAGCACTGCGAGACCGTGCTGCGCCGTGAGCTCGGCGACGGCGTCTGGATCGGCTGGGTCCCCGACGACGGCAGCGAGGACGCTCCCGAGGAGCTGTGCTTCAGCGACGAAGTCCTGTGCAGCGGTTACGTCGTGGCGCCGCTGGAAGTCGCCTCCGAGTACGACGAGGAGGCCGACGAATGAGCGCCCGCCGTCAGATCATCGCCGCCCTGTCCGAGGACAGCTACGGCGGGATCGCCACCTTGCAGGATGTCGAGCACGCCGAGCAGATGGTCGACGCCCACCGCGCCGAGGTGCTGGAGGAAGGCGCCTCGCTGCTCCGCGAGCGGGCCGCGAAGTACCCCAGCCGGCGCGTCTTCGCTGCAGGCCTGCGGCACGGCGCGCTGATCCTGGTCAAGGCCGCAATGGGGAAGAGCACCGCGACAAGCGGCGACGCCACCCCGTTCTTCCAGCCCGGCCACACCTACACCGACGGCGACGGCTACCGGGCGCCCGAACTCACCACCCTCTTCCGCGTCGAGCACGTCACCCGGCACCCCGACCGTGGCCACCTGCGCGCGATCGGCTGGTCCCGGACCGGGGAGCCCGACGCGAAGTGGCACGGCGACTTCCGCGACGAGGGCGAGTTCGACGGCTGGACCGACGTCACCGAGGCGGGTGAGCCCGCATGAGCGTGCGTCTCGCCGCCCACTGGACGGCCGTCACCTTCACGGCCGCCGTCGTCAGCCTCGCCGCCGCACTCCCGTTCACCGGCACGACCGCGTCTCTGATCGGCACGGTCGCCGCGGCTGGAGTCTGCCTCGTCGGCATCGCCCTCGCACCCACCACCCGGAAGGACGGCCGCTCATGACCGGCCCCGAGCACTACCGCGAGGCCGAACGCCTCACCGACCAGGCCAGCACATGGGCCAACGCCGACACGGGCTGGAAGGCCCACCTGTCGAGCGAGGAGCGGATCGCACACCGCATGGGCGACCTGGCCGAGGCACAGGTACACGCGACACTCGCGCACGCTGCCGCCACCGCCATGGGCGCGCCGGTCGAGGACGACCTCGCCGGATTCACCATCGAAGACCGCGATGCCTGGTACAAGGCCGCGGGCGAGAAGCCGCGTCGGGCTGGTGATGCCCGATGACGACGACCGCGCAGGCTGGGGCTGTCACAGCCCCGGCCGCCGGCCGCCGGGTCACACCCACCGGCCGACTCATCCTCCCCGCCGACGCCGACCGCGCCGACTGGCTCACCGCCCGCCGCGCTGGTATCGGCTCCTCCGACATCGCCGCAATCCTCGGCATCAGCCGATACGGCAACGCGCTCAGCGTGTACCACGACAAGACCGGCGGCCTGCCACTGGAGAACGACGACTCCGAACCTGCCCTGTGGGGGCGGATCGACGAGGAAGGCATCGCCCGCGAGTGGGCCCGCCGCAACCGGTCCGTCGTCCGCCGCGTCGGCCTCGTCGCCAACGTCGACCGGCCATGGCAGATGTGCACCCTCGACCGCATCTGCCGCGAGTGCCCGCTAGCCGACGGCGCCGAGAAGTGCGCCGTCGAGATCAAGTGCCGCGACAAGATGAAGGCCGGACAGTTCCGCAAGGGCGTCGCGGACGACGTCCTCGTGCAGACGCTGTGGCAGGCCGACGTGTGCGGTTTCGACCACATCCACGCCGCCGTCCGGCTCGGCGGTAACGACTACCGGCAGTTCGTAATCCGCGTCGCCGACCACGCCGAGCTGATCGCCGACCTGCGTGAGGCCGGGGCCCGCGCCTGGCAGCAGATCACCGAGCATCGTCCGCCCGTGCTCACCGCAGACGCCGACCCGGACGTCCTACTCGACCTGTACGAGCGTCTCCATCCCAACCGGGCCGGGACCGTGGACATCACCCGCGACGTCGACACGCAGGACGCGGTCGCCGACTACCTCGACGCCCACAACGACTACGTGGCGGCCGAGAAGCGGAAGAAGGCGGCGAAGGCCCGGATCCTCGCCGGGCTCGGCGCCGCCGAAGCCGCCACGGTGCTCGACCGGCTGCACGTGTCCCTCGACGAGCGGTCCAAGCAGTGGACCGACACCGCCCGCCTCGCCGAGCGCTGGCCCGACGCCTACGCCGACTGCGTCGAGGACCGCCCCTACCGCCAGATCAACATTCCCCGCTCTGTCCGTGAGGAGCACAACGCATGACCACGATCGCTGAGCGGGCCGCAGCCGCAGCCGGCCGCACCCTGAAGACCGATGAACTCCTCGACGAGATGGCCGCCGAGCAGGCGCCCGAGGAGTACACGGCCGCCCCGGACCCGATGGCCGACTACGAGCCCGGCGAAGACGACCCCGAGATGGTGCCCGTCCACCTCGCGTGGCTGCGGGTGCGCCGCGAGATCCGCACTATCAGCAAGGGCTCCGAGTACAACGAGCGCGGCACCCGCTACAACTACCGCGCAGCCGACACTGTCGTGCAGTACTTCGGGCCGGTCACCATCAAGCACGGCGTGAACGTCCTCCCCTTCAAGACGGAGACGACGTACGGCTCGAAGCAGACCAAGTCCGGCAGCACCATGCGCGAGTGCTCCGTGGTGGTTACCTGGCACATCGTCGGCCCGAAGGGTGACGTCCTCGTCACACAGACCGCGGGCGAGGCCCTGGACACCTCCGACAAGTCAACGACGAAGGCGCAGACCGTCGCGCTGCGGAACCTGCTGCTGAACGGTGGTCTCATCCCGACCGGCGAACGGGACCCGGATGCCGACCGTATCGAGCGCGGAATCGAGGCACCGGCCCGGTCCGCGGAGTCGTACCGCGACGAGCTGCTCGACCCGAAAACCAGCCCGGGCCGGATCCAGCAGATCGGCTACGAGGTCTCCAACGCCCGGATGCTGGGCGCGCGCGTACAGAACGAGACCGGCGAGTGGGAGACCCTCGGCGACCTCGGCCGCAGGATCCACGGCGAGCGCACCGGCGGTGGCCAGTGAGCACCCCCTGGCACCTCCAGCACATGGCCGCCCTCGACTTCGAGGCCAGCGACAAAGACTCCGAGACCGCCCGCATCGTCACCTGCGCCCTGATCCTCGGCGGCGTCGGCCGAACTCCCGACGTCCGCACGTGGCTGCTCAACCCCGGAATCCCCATGGAGCCCGGCGCGATTGCAGTACACAAGATCACTGACGAGTACGCCGCCGAGCACGGCATACCCGCAGAACAAGGCGTCGGCGAGATCGCGAAGGCCATCAGTGAAGTCGTCGCCGCCGGCATCCCGCTCGTCGGCCACAACATCGGCGGCTACGACCTCAACCTCCTCGACCGCGAGTGCCGCCGCCACCTCGGAGACAGCCTCGAAGGGATCGTGCGGCAGCCGCTCACCCGGGTCATCGACACGATGGTCCTCGACCGGCAGGCCGCACCGTTCCGCAAGCGGATCTCCGAGGACCAGGGCCCGTACCAGATGCGGACCACCGCCACGATATACGGCCTGCCGTGGGACGAGGAGAAAGCGCACGGCGCCGAGTACGACGCGCTGATGTCCGCGCGCGCCGCGTACCGGATGGGAGTCATCGCGCACACCCCGTACCGGCAGCGCCCGGACTGGGTCCTCGCTTTGAGGCCGAACCGCTTCAACTCGCTGCGGGACGTGACCGTCGAGGAGCTGCACGAGCGGCAGGTCGAGTGGTTCCGCGAGGACGCTGAGGGCTATCAGGCGTGGCTTCGGAACGAGGCCAAGGCGAAGGACAAGTACGACCCTGACGCGGTGATCGACGGCCACTGGCCGCTGCGCCCGGTGGGGGGTGAGGCGTGATGTTCGGCCTCACCACCACCCGCCGCCTGCGTGCCGAGCTGGCCGCCGCCCACGCCGAGACCGACCGGCAGCGCGAGCGTGCCGAGAAGGCCGAGAAGAACACGGCCACCGCCGTTTTCAACCGGCAGCAGGTGCTGCGGACGAACGCCGGCCTCGACGAGCAGCTCACTGCGGCCCTCATCGCCAACACCTGCCTCACCGAGGATCTGACTGCGGTCCGCGAAGAGCTTGCAGAGGCACGCGCGCAGGTCACCGACGGAGCGGTAGCCGAGTGGCGGGCGCAGGCCAAGGCGGAGAAGCGGCGCGCGGACGGCCTGCAGAAGCGCCTCGATGACGCGTGCGGCCTCAACACTGCCGCCGTCGGTGACGGCTCCCGCTGGCAGGAGCGCCGCGACGACAAGCGCACACCACGGGTGAAGGAGGCACAGCCGTGAGCGCCTTCCACGCCGCGCTGGCCGGCACCGTCACCACGATCGGGGTCGGCATGGTCGCCGTCGCCCGCACCTGGCCGGCGCCGGCCGCCCAGCCGTCGGTGCGGGCCGTGCTCGACGAGGTGTCCCTCGACGAACTCCTCGACGGCGGGCCGGAGCCCGTGCACGGCACGCCGGTTGTGTGGGCGTTCCGGTACTGCCCGCGCTCGGGCCGGGATCAGCCGCAGGCGTTGCACGCGGACGGTTCGTCCACGTGCTCCTGCTGCTTCACCACGACCGCTACGGGGGACCGGCTGTGAGCACTCTCTTCGACCTCACCACCGAGGTTCCGGCCGCCACCACGGCGGCCGGACCCCGGCCCCTCATCGTCGGGGCCGACCTCTCACTCAAGTCCACCGGGCTCGGCTCCGCCGACTGGACCGACGCAGTGCGCACCAAGGACAGCATGCGCGGCCACCCCCGCCTCGCCTTCCTCATGCAGGAGATCGGCAGCTTCCTCCGCAACGCAGACCTCGTCGTCCTCGAAGGCCCCTCCTACGGGCACGCCGGACAGGGCGGCCACGAGGAACTCGCTGGCCTGCGCGTCATGGTGCAGCACTGGCTGTGGCGCCGAGAGATCCCCTACGCCGTGGTCCCGCCGTCCTCGCTGAAGCTGTTCTTCGCCGGGTACGGCAAAGCCTCGAAGGCCGGGATGCGGGAGGCCGCCGAACGCTGGTACGGGCGCACGTTCGAGGGTCCGGCCGCGAACGACGAGTGCGACGCCTTCGCGCTGGCATGTGCGGGTTACGCCTGGCTGGGTCACCCGCTGGCTGAAATTCCGGAGCGGCATCGTGCGGCGTTGGCCGGCGGGCAGTGGCCGGAGCGGGCGGCGGTGACTGCGCGGTGAGCCGCCACACCGAACCCGCCCGCGCCTGGCGGGCAGCAGCAGCCTGCCGCGGCCTCGGCGACGCCATGTTCCCCGACACCAACGAACGGGAGATCGCCCACGCCAAACAGATCTGCTCGCCCTGCCCAGTGTGGCTCGAATGCCTGGAGGACGCCCTCCGCACCGGCGACAACCAGCACGGCATCCGCGGCGGCATGAAGCCCGGCGAACGCCGCAAGGTCGCCGAGCAGCGCGCCGCCAACAACGCCGCGGCCGTCCGGCCGCCGCAGCCAAGGAAGCCGAGCGAGCCCCGGCCAGCCACCCTCGCCGAAGCCTTCGCACGGCGGGCCACACGTACCGCCAACGGTCACGTCCTGTGGAACGGCGCCAACCACCTGCAGTACGGAGGCAAGCGGTACACGGCGTTGCAGGCCGCGTTCACCGTCGGCCATGGCCGTGACCCCGAGGGGATCGTGCGCCGCACGTGCGGCACCGAGTGCTTCCGCTGGGACCACCTGACCGATGCGGTGATCCGGGACTCTGCGGCGGTGTGTGGCACCCGTGCCGGGTATCTGCGGCACCGCAAGAACGGTGAGGACGCCTGCCCGCCGTGCCGACGGGCGAATACGGACGCGGATAACCGGCTGCGCCGCACCGGCACTACGAAGGTCGCGGTATGAGCGGCCTCACGGTGGCCGGCGCCCTGTACGTCGACTGCGGCGCCGGACGCGAAGACCCCGACACAGGGGCTGTCCGCTACTGGACCCCGCCCCGCGCCCGCTACGAGTGCCTGCGCTGCGGCGGCCGCGAGGGACCGGTGACCGGGTCGGTGCGGGTCCGCGAGTTCGTGGCCACCGCCCGCACCAACCATCTCGCCCGCTGCCCTCACCCATGACCACCTGACCGGCGGCCGCACCCCCAACGGCCGCCACCCCGGGAGCCCGCACTTCCCCCAACGCGGGCTCCCGGGCCACCAACCGCAACACCCAATCCACTACCGAGAGAGGCACCACACCGTGACACAACCCATCGACGCCGACGTCAAGTTCGACAGCAAAGTCCTCACCGACGTCGCCGAAGCACTCGAACCGTTTGCCGAGGAAATGTTCAAGCAGCGCCGCGGACGGTGGATGGCCGTCATCGAGCTCGGCCACGTCGAGCGCAGCGAGCCCGGACCGGACGAGGACAAGAACCCGACGGTGAAGCTGCGGGTGACAACCATCGAGGTCGCCGCTGACGAGATCACCGGCGGCCGGCTCCGCGGTCTGCAGCGGGAGATGTACGACCGGCGCACCTCCGGCGGCACGCTGTTCGAGCACGACAGCGACGTGGCCTGATGGCCCGCTCGATCGGCATGGCCGCCGACGCCACCGTCTTCCGCGCCGTCATCGAGTTCACCGATCGCGATGGCAGCACACGTACCGAGCACGAAGGCCCGTACGGATCCATCGGCGCGGCCCGCGCCCGCGTTTCCTTCTGGACCAACTACCTCGCCGTCCGCGACGAGGACACCCAGGAACCGACTGGCGAGAGCCGAGCGAACGGCTACGTCGAGCAGGGCACCGTCACCTGGGCGAGGGTCTGATGGGCGCCCGGCCGCAGAGCGGCGCCGACTCCCGCCGCTCTGCGGCCGGGACCACCACCTGCCTGCGCTGCTCCGCACCCGTCATCAAGCAACTCGTCGGCCGCACCGCCGCATTGAACGTGGTCGCGGACGCCGAACCGATTCCGCTGGAGCGGGTGCACGCGCTGATCGAACCGAACCGGCTCGCCTGGTGCCTGGCCGCACTGCACGGCGGCGGGAGCGAGTTGCGGTGGCGGTGCCGGCATGAGTGCGGGCACGACGCGGTGATCGAGCACCGGTGCCCGGTTGGGACGCCGCTCACACCGAAGCCGGAGGGAGCGCTGTGGTGATCCGGTCAGGACTCGGCGGTGCCTGCCGCACGTTGCGCTTCGAGGGCCTCGGCGTCTGGCACGGGAACGAGCGCGGCGACACGTCGGCCGTGGCTCGTGATGTACGTGATCCGGCCGCGGACGGCGGTGTCGTTCAGGACCTCGGACAGCGCCGCCCGCAGCTCGCGGATTCCGATCTCACCACTTGTGGTCGCAGGCATACGCACATGGTAACTGAGGTCCACATGAGAACACATGTGTACACAAATTTGGTAAGCTTTGAAGCGGATGGAGAGCGAGCCAAGCCACCCTGACCTGCGGCTTCGCCTTGCCCTGACCAGCCAACCCGCAACGAGGAGCCTGCACGTGGACAACGTCCGTCAGTTCAACCCGCACAACTCGGCGGACGACGACGGCCTCAACCGAACGCCCCCCGCTGACCCGCACGCCGAACGCGCCCTCATCACCCGCTGCATCAACGAGCCCGACGAATTCCGCACCGCCGCCGACATCGTGACCGGCGACGACTTCACCGACTCCACCTACCGCATCCTGTGGGACGTCATCGGCCAGCAGCTCGCCGAAGGCAAGCCGACCGACCCGGTCAGCCTCCGCGCCGAAATTGAACTCCTCGGCCAGCTGCGCCTGTTCAGCAACGGCGCCCTCATCTGGGACATCGCCCGCGAAATGGGCCCCGGCGACGCCGAGCACTACGCCGAACTCATCCACGCCAAGACCCGCCTGCGCCGCATCGACGACCTCGCCGTCCGACTGCGCTCCGGCATCCTCAACGGCGGCGCCATCGACGACCTCGAAGAACAGATCACCGGCCACGTCCAGCAACGCGCCACCACCACAACCGGCTCACGCTTCATCCCCGGCGGCAGCTTCATCCTCGACCGACCCGACACCGTCCCCGCCATCTGGGGCGAAGGCGACAACGTCCTGTGGGCCGAAGGCGAAGCCCTGATCATCGCCGGACCGGCCGGCGTCGGGAAGACCACCGTCGGCCAGCAAGTCCTCCTCGCCGCCATCGGCGTTCGCCCGCACGCCCTCGGCATGGCCGTCCGGCCGGCGAAGCGCGTCCTCTACCTCGCGTCCGACCGGCCACAGCAGGCCGCCCGCTCCATGGCCCGCATGGTCACCGACGAGCACCGCGACATCCTCAACCAGCACCTCGTGTTCTGGCCCGGCCCGCCGCCGAAGGACTTCATCAAGGACCCCGGCGTCCTGCTCCGCCTGTGCAAGCAGGCCGACGCCGACATCGTCTGCCTCGACTCCCTCAAGGACATGGCCGGCGAACTCGCCTCCGAGGAAGGCGGCCAGGCCATCAACTCCGCGATCCAACGCACCCTCGTCGAAGGCGTCGAGGTCCTGGCGCTCCACCACCACCGCAAGCAGGGCGGCGGCAAGGAAGGCGGCAAGGAGCCCACCAGCCTGGACGAGTTGTACGGCTCCACCTGGATCACCGCGGGCGCCGGCTCCGTCGTGTCCCTATGGGGTGCCGCGGGTGACCCGATCGTGTCGTTCAAGCACCTCAAGCAGCCGTCTGCCGAGTGCGGGCCGTGGCGCCTCAAGCACGACCATCCTGTGGGCGTCACTGAGATCTGGCACGAGGTTGACGTCCTCGACATTCTCGCGCACGCCCGCGGCCAGCTCACCGCCCAGCAGTTGGCCTGTCAGATCTACTCGCCGGACAAGGGCAAGCCGTCCGCGTCCGAGGTCGAGAAGGCACGTCGGCGGCTGGAGCAGCTCGTCGAGAAGGGCCTCGCGCACCGCATCCCGGGTGGCGGCGGTCGAGGGAACAGCGCGGGGTACGTGGCGGCGTTCTCGTCGTCCGGCGAGCTGCCGGAGGCGAGCTGATGACCCGTCAGGAATTAACTCACGCTAATGCTCACGATTCTCACGCAAACGCTGCAAACAAACTCACGCGGAAACTCACGCACCTCACGGTAACCGGCATCAGTGCAGGTCAGAAACTCACGCGGAAACTCACGCACCTCACGGTTACAGAGCGTACAAACTCACGGCAAATACTCACGCGGAAACTCACGCGGTTCACGTTTTCGACAAAACCGCAGGTCAAAAACTCACGCGAAACTCACGGTCGATTCTCACGCACCCCCTCTCTCTAAAGAGAGAGGAGGGGGTGCGACCCCGCGCAAACACCCCACCCACCCCAGGAGCCACCCCATGAAGACCTACCGCCGCCACAACTGCACCCGCACCCACCGCACCTGGAACACCCTCGCCAAGTGCATCTGGCCCCGAGCCCTCTGGATCCACGGCGACGGCCCCTACGCCAGCGTCGCCCGCTGCGGACGCGGCACCACCGTCCAGCTCTGCCAGACCGCCGCCGACGCCAACGAGATGAAGCAGCTCGTCGACGACACCGGATGCGGCGGCCTCTGCCAGCGCCGGCACGAAGTCATCCAGCTCATCAGACCCCTGCGCTGAACCCACCTCGGCTGCGACCCCGCCACCGGAAGCCACCCCGACCGCCCCAACCACAGCCACACAAACGACGAACACCACGGCGCCGCCTGACGCGCCGCCTCGGTTACACCCAGCCCCGCGCGCAAACCACCCCATCACCACACACCCCAACACCAAGGAGACACCGTGACCAGCCAGCAGCTCGCCGACATCGAGGAGATCGCCGCCCGCGTCGCCGAGGACCCGTTCTTCGTCTCGGACTGCGAAGGCAAGCTCCAGGTCTGGCGCGAGAAGGCGCTCGTCCACGTCACCCGCAACGAGTCCGGCGAGATCGACGGCTACTCGTTCCCGTCGTCGTACCGATCGACGGACGAGGTCATCGAGGCGATCTACCTCGACTCGTGGGACCCCGGCGAGGACGCGACCGATGATCAGCGACGGCAGGACATCAACGATCTCGTCGAGGCGCGCGCCGCGCTGCCCGCGCTGCTCGCCGAGGTCCACCGCCTGCGCGCCGAGCTCGCCGCCGAACAGGGCCAAGCGCGCGCCAAGGGGATCGCCGATGTCGCCGACGTGGTCGACGCCAAGCTCACCGCCGAACCCGACCACAACCGGGCGTCCGCCCTCTACGAGGTTCTGCTCGACCTGCGTGGCGAGCTGCCCTGCACCTGCGCCCGCAGCCAGGGCCTGCACGAGAAGCGCTGCCGGAAGTACGTGCCCGGCCACGAACTGATCAGCCCGGTCCTGGCGATCAGGGCGTACCGATCCGAACGCACCCCCGCCCCGTGATCGCGAGCACGGCGCCCCGCAGTCGAAGTGCGGGGCGCCGGCCCCACCAATCCCACCACACAACCCGGAGGAACCCGTGACCGAGCAGCCGTACCCGCCGACCGACGACCGCCTGCGGCACCTGCTCGCGCAGCGGATCAACTGCCACGTCGACACCTGGAAGCTCGCGTTCTTCATCGCCGGGGCCGTCGTCGACGACCCCGCCATCTGCGCCGAACTCGACCGCATTGCCGCCGCCCACGCCGCGGGCCAGCACTGCGGCGACCGGAATTGCCGCGCCTGCTTCACCGCGTCGACCGCCTGACCGTCCCCTCGTCCCGTACCCCGAACCCCGGAGGAACCCGTGACCACACCCGCCGACGAACTCCGCGCCGCAGCGGAGAAGCTGCGCGCACTGGCCGCCGCTGCCACGCCCCTGCCGTGGCGCAAGCACGACGCCGCCTACCCGCATCTCGTGATCCAGGCCCCGGTCGACGTTCCGGCTTCTGAGTGCACCGGGATGATCTCGACGAACCTCACGCCGAACGAGGACGGCGACGCCGCGTACATCGCCGCGATGCATCCGGGTGTCGGGGCCGCCCTCGCCGACTGGCTGGACCGGATGGCCGACGCCACCGAAGCGGTCAACGACTGGACGCTCGGTGCCGTCGCCACGCTCAACCTCGAAGCCCTGGCTGTGGCCCGCGCGATCAACGCCGCCTGACTGCCCCTCGTTCTGCTGCCCGCACCCCACCCCTGGAGGGAACCAATGACCGACCAGACCACCGCCGACCTCACCGAGCCCGACCACCCTGCCGCCTGGGCGCTCGCCCGCCACATCGCCGACCACCCGGTCAGCACCGTGCAGGCCGCGTTCCGGTACCTCAACGCGCCGCTCACCATCGAGCTGCACGACGACCCTGCCGGGCAGCCGCCCGCCACCGCCCGGGACACGCTCGTCGAGATCGCAGCGCAGGCCATCCGCGACAGCAACGGCACCCCCGAGGCGCTGGAATGGTGGCAAGCCCACCCGCAGCTGATCCCTGCCCACGTGTACGCCGCTGCTGCGCTGGCCGTGCTGCCCGCGCCCCGGGCAGGAGCCGATGCCGTCCGCGCGCTGCACCAGCCCATGCAGCGCGGCCCGTTCACGATCTGCGCCCACTGCTCCGGCTGGGACGGCAAGTCGCGCTGCCTCGGCGTCGTGACCGACTCCCCGTGCCCGACCCTCCGAGCCCTCGACGGGCCGCCTGCCGCCGGGCTGCACCGTGCAGCCGACGAGACGGAGACCGATGTGACCGTGCACGCCGTCCCGGTGCCGGGCTCCAACGGCATCAGCTCCTGCTGCGGGCGCCCGCCCTGCGAGTTCGTCGGCGAGCGCCTCACCCGCGACCCTGATGAGGTCACCTACCCCGGGCCCGCTGGTGGGGCGCAGTCCACGCTCCAGTGCACTGCCTCTGTCCTGCGGAAGCCTCACGGCCCGCACGGCTGGGAGCCGCAGCCCGGCATGACGCCCGTCCGCTGCCCTGGCTTCTGCAACTGCGAGCACTCGGACGACGAGCACAGCGTGTACGGCTGTGCCGATGAGTGCGCCTGCGAGTACCTGCCCAGCCGGAAGCCCGCCGCCCTGCCCGAACACCGCTGCGCCCAGAGGAGGCAGTCGTCGTGATCGGGGAGGCCATGGGTCGCCGTCCTCGCGACCGTCGCAACGATCGGCTTGTGTGCTGCGGCGGTGACTGGGGCGTGGGCGTGGCGTGCCGCATGGCGGGCGCTGTGCGGGCCGTGGGCGGCTTCACGGGCCCTCCGGGCAGTCCGGGAGTCCCGACGTCCTCTCGAAGCCTCACAGGACCGCTCACGCCCCTCGTGGGCCCACACCGACAAGGACGCAGCATGACCGAGCCCACCGCCCGCCAACGCCTCCTCGCCGCCATGCGCGCCCGCACCTGCTTCTGCGGCGCCGACTCCTGCCACAACGCCGAGGAGTACGTCGACGCCTACGCCCACGAACTCGCCGACCAGATCCGGGAGAAGGTCCAGCGCCAGCAGGCCGAGCAAGAGCAGCGCTTCGGCAAGTCGGACCACGAGTCCCAGCTCCAGTGGGATGCGGTGCGGGACGCCGCCGACCTCATCGACCCCGAGGTGCAGCCGTGACTCCCCTCCTCGCCGCCTTCGCCACCCTGCCGCCAGCCCTCGCCGCCGGCTGGTTGTGGGGCCACCACACCGCCCGCATCCGCTACGTCCTCGTCGGCGGCACGGACTTGGACGAGGCCGCGTTCCTCGCCGACGAACGCGCCCGCTTCGACCAACTCATCGCCGACTTCGACCAGACCCGGCCCGACGATCCCAGGAGCAGCACGTGAACGACCGGCCCACCGCATCCACCATCACCGACACCCAACTCGACCAGCTGCACGCCGAACTCGACCGGCTCCGCGCAGGCGAAGAACCCGGCCGGAACCCGGCCACCGTCCCCACACCCGGCCAGTGGATCGCCCGCTGGAACCAGGCCAGCGCCGAGGAACGCCTGCACGTCGCCGAGCGGGTCATCGCCAACGGAGAGGTAGCCTCGCGCTGCTTCCAGATGGCGCACGAGACGCGCCTCGACGAGGACCGGCACGCATGGGTTGCGGTGGCCCGCGTCCGGGACGTGCTCTCCGACATGGAGCGGATCACCGGGGCGCGGCACTGGGCGCGGATCCTCCGCAAGGCAGTTGACGGCGACGAGCCCGCGCCCGGCCTGGCAGCGACCCAAGCGACTGGCTTCACGCCCTACCGTCCCGACCACATCCCCAAGACCGGCAGCCCGAACGACACCCTCGTCATCGAGCCCTACCGCAACGACCGGCACGAGAATGTCTGGGCGTTCCGCTGCTGGGGCACCGACACCTGCGACGGGTGGCTGTCCCTCGACCACTCCAGCCAGGAGTCCGCCGAGCGGGCACGCGGCCGACACATCGCCGAGGAGCACGGCCAGGCGGACACGCTGGCCGAGACGGACGCCACGGACGCAAACGAGACCGACTGGCGGCAGCGCGCAGCAGCGGCCGGGCAGCAGGCTGCCGAACTGACCGGACGCCTCAGCGTCGCTCGTGAGCGCATTCGTCTCGCGCGCGAGGCTCTCGTCCGTGACGGCTACTTCAGAGTTGACGAGATCGGCGACGACATCGCGCCTCGTCTCGTCGAGTGGCTGGCCCACCATCGGGAGACGGCTGACGAGCTGGCGCGGAACAACACCGCCCTCGTCGACTGCGCTGCCCGCGCCGGTGAACGCCGAGATCAGCTCGCCGCCGTCCTCGCCGAGATCCTCCTCGTCTTCAGCCCCGTCAGCTCCCACAACGGCGTACGCATCGGCTGGACCGCACAGCACCCGATCCACCCCGACGACTACCAGCGGTGGACCGCCGCCCTCAACACCAAGGAGCCCACCCCGTGAGCGTCTGCGCCACCTGCTACGAGTCCGGCATTCGAGGCGAGCACGACTGCCCCGGCCCCCAATACACCGACATCGTCTTCACCCGCCACCGCGGCCAAAGCATCACCATCGACACCGCCCCACCCCGCACCCGCATCGCACTCCAAGCCCTCATGGACCGGTACGCCTACCTCCACATGCCCGCCCCCGACATGATCGTGTTCGCTGATCAGGTCGTGTACCGGGTCACCGGGTACGGGGAGGGCGCGCTGGAACTGGAGTTGATCGAGGACTGGCGGAAGCCGGGCGTGATCACGCTGCCCGCGCGAATGTCGGATGCCGAGATCGAGGCATTCAAGGCACGCTGGCTGGAGACGTACGGCAAACCCGGCACCGCACACCCGGTGGACGTGATCGACGAGGAGGAACAGCCGTGAGCCGTTGGGGCGAGCTGATCCCACACAGCGAAGACGACGACGGCTGTCTGTGCGGCTGCCAAGACAATCCGCCCGTCCAATGCTGGCACTACGAGCCCGACACCCCCTGCGACTGGGACGTCTGCCGCCAGCCCGAACGCCTCGCGGCTGGGGACCATGGCGTCGACCCAGCCACCACCCCGCCCCTCGGCCCGGCCCTGCGGCAGCGCGCAATATCGGAGCACTGCCGCCCCGGCCGCTGCCTCGGCCTCACCTGCTGCTCGTACGAATGCAGCCAGGGCCGGTGCCCGTCCATCCCCGAACAGTTCAGGAAGCCCACACCGTGAGCGACAAGACCGCCCTCGGCGACCGCATGAAACGCTACGAAGCCGCGCACCGAACCGTCCTGCCTCGACGGACGTACAGCCTCCTGCGCGTTGACATCCGTGCAGCGCGCTCCTACCTGCGCGGCGCGGCCAAGCCGTTCGACGAGACGTTCATGGCCGACATGAACGCCGTCGCCGAAGCCCTCTGCCAGGAGATCACCGGCAGCGTGTTCGCCTACACCCAGTCCGACGAGATCAGCCTGCTCGTCACCGACTTCGCCACCGAGCAGACCGAACCCTGGTTCGGCGGCGTCGTCGCCAAGCAGCTCTCCATCAGCGCCGCGTTGGCGACCGCTGTCCTCAACGAACGCCGGCCCGGACACCGCGCCCTCTTCGACTCCCGCGTGTTCACCCTCTCGGACCCGGTGGAGGTGGCGAACTACTTCCTGTGGCGGCAACGCGACGCCGTCCGTAACTCGATCTCGATGGCGGCGCAGGCACGGTTCTCTCACAAGCGGCTGCACGGCGTGTCTACCGGCGGCATGCAGGAGTTGCTGTGGGCGGAGGCCGGGGTGAACTGGAACGACTATCCCGACGGCTGCAAACGCGGCCGGGTGACGGTGCGTCAAACCGGGGAGCGGCCTGTCGAATACGTGGACCGGCGCAGCGGGGAGACCGTGCGTACGACAGCTGTTCGTTCGTGGTGGGAGACCGTGGCGGCGCCGCACTTCACGACGGAGCCGGGCTCGTGGCTGGCCGAGGCCATCCCTGTGTTGCCGAGTCTCCGGCATGTGCCGGGCGTGCTCGTGGCACCATGACCGTAGCCCGCTCGTCTGCCTGTGGGAAACCCGGGCATCCGGTGGAGGCCGGCATAGCCGAGCGGCAGGGTGCCCGTCCAGGCCCCTGAGACGGGCACCCGCCCAAGCACACGCACTGCGCCCCGGTCGTCTGTCATCTGACCGGGGCGCAGCTGCGTGCGGGCTACGGCCGCCACTCGGCGCGGTAGCCCTCACGGTCCGAGTACGGCAACGCAAGCAGACGCAGCGCCTCGATCTCGTTCGGCGAGGTCTCCTCGCACATCCCGGCCTCGATCTCGTCGGCGCCGTGGCAGCACCCCCATTCGCCGTCGATCTTCGCCTCGTACATGAAGATCTGCTTCATCAGTCGTCGCTTCGCGTCGATGTCCCGCAGCACCCGCGCCGGATCATGACGGGCGATGTGGGTAGCCACGGGCGAAATGAGGCCCGCGACCCTGTCGGGAAAGCCCCGGGCTCTGTTGCGTTCGATAACGATTCCGGTTCCATCGAACACGGGATCGCCCTCCGCTGCCCGAGCGATCCGTTCGTCCTCGTCGAGCTGGGCGCGCAGCCACTGCACGAGATCATCCATCGGGCTCAGCCTCCTTGGCTGCCTCAGCCTTCCGCCTCTGCGCCCCGCTCACCCCGGCCGCAATCTGCTGCGCTCGCGCCGCACTGATCCCCCCGAGCAGGCGCCCGATCTCCTCCCAGGTCTTGCCTCGCGCCTTCAACGCCTTGACCCGCCGTTGCCGCAACTCCCGTAGGCGCGGCTGCTGCTCGGTCCAATGTGCGAGCGCCTGGGACACGGCGACGGCACACGCCTCGTCGTCCTCAATGGCCTCGAACGCCTTGATGGCTTCCACCAGGCGGGTCACCTCCTCGGGCTGGTCTGCCACTACCGCGCTCCTTCCTGCGGTGCGGCCAACACGACCCTAAACCCGGGGTTGCGCTCACCACAACCCCGGGTTTAGCTTGGTCCTGCGAGGCCGCCTACACCGGTCTCCAAGCAGTTCGGCCCGGACGCGAGTTCGCACCTCACGTCCGGGCCAGCCATCCACCTGCCGTGAACAGGAGAGACAGCCGTGCAAGAGCGTAACGGCCCACCCGCTGGCCAGCCCACCCCCACACCTGGCGACAGCCCCGCCGCCATCTCATTCCACTGGATCATGACCGTCCAGACCAACGACGGCCGCCAAGGCACCAACGACGGACGCATCAACGCGGTCCCCGGCATGCACACCCGCGCAACCACCTACACCGCCGTCCGAAAGGCGATGGAGGACTGGATGGGGACGGCGGAGTTCACCGTCGTCTTCTTCTCACTCGGGCCCGACGAGATCAGCGCCCCGGTGCCCCCGGCGGTGACCGCATGAGCGAGCAGCAGCCCACCCCCCAGCCGCCCGCCACCGAATACCAGCGCCTCCAACGCGCGGCACACCAAATGCTCGACGCCGCCGACACCGCCGCCCACCAAGGCGACCCGGCCACCGAACAACGCGCCGAGGCCGCGGCCGGCCATCTCCTCGATACGGCACAGCAGACCGGCGCCCAAGGCGGTGGCATCTGATGCCCGACACCTTCAGCGGCGAACACCACCGCCCGAAACGCGACGGCCGCGGCCACTCGATGCGCGAACTGCAGGACCGCGCCTCCTTCGACAACGAGCCGCAAGTCGGCTGCGGCGCCCTCTTCCTGCTCTGCATCCTCGCCATCGCCGCAGCCATCGGATGGGTGGTCACGTGATGGAGCGCTTCCTCTACGGACTCGGCATTGTCTGCGGGTTCGCCGCCCTCGCCTTCGCGATCTACCGCGGCACCGCCTGACCCGCCACCGCACCGCCCACCAAACCGGCCAAGGGAGCCCCGCC